CCATCTGGAAGCGCAATATTACCATTAAAAGTAACCTGATAATGTGCAAACTGATTGCAAGGATTGTTAACTGCACCTCTTAATATAAAGTTACCAGTTTCATCTTCATGAATCACATAACCTTTAGTGCAAGGTATAGAGGCTCTGAATAAAACAGGACCGTTATTAGTAACTTCCTGTACATCGTTATATAAGAATTCACATGCCATAAACTATACCTCCTTTACCTAGAAAGTACCGCAACCGCATCCACAAGCACTGGTAGCTGCGTTAGGGTTCTGCACTACATAAGCGGGTATAGCTGTAGGGTTAAGACGGTTAACAATATCATTTGTCTGAGCCTGCTGTGAAGCTGCCAGATTAGCGAGTGTAACCTGTCTTTCAAGATCTGCAATTCTCTCATTCTTAGCATCAATCTTATCATTACACATCTGATCAAGAATCCTCTGGAATCCTGCATTCTGTGACTCGATGATATTACGAGTATTCTGAGCAGCTTCATAACGATCTGCGCAGTTCTCTGAAAGAATTGTAGAGTTAAGGTTTGCAATGCCGAGACGATTCTCACAGCAACAGTTAGCAAACTGAGACTGAAGATTATTGAAACCTGTAAGCATTGCTGTCTGGTTGTTAAATGCATTCTGAGCATTAGCCATCTGGATAGCGTTTATGCCATCTCTGATTGATGTAATGTTGTCATTAAGCATCTGGTTCTGGAATCCGTTTGATGTGAGATTTGCCTGATTCATCCAAGGATAAAGCTCACCACCTCCACCAAATCCGCCGAAGCCATTGCCCCAGCCGTTTCCAGCAATAAGAAGCAAAAGAATAATCCAACCCCAGTCACCACCGAAGTTTCCAAATCCTCCGCCATTACCGTACATAGGTCCGACAGGCATAACCATGCCGCCGTTGTCTTCTGTTAAAGCCATAATTCTCGTTCCTCCTATAATTTTTGTAGGTTAGCGACTACCAACTCATTTTGATAATCGGTTTAAATATATCAAGACTATGTACACTCGTCTTAATATCATTTATTATTAAAAAGCTGTTTAAACATGGGATTGTCTCTCATGCTCATTGCATTATTTACCTGAGCCTGTGTTATCTGTCCAGTATTAAGTAAATATTGAATAATATTGTTTGGATTACTCGTGTCAATATTACTTGGTATATTGTACTTCTGAGCAAGTAACTGCATCGGATTTTGTCTTAATTGTTGATAAAGGTTAAACAAGTTCATTACTTATTTCCTCCTTTATCATAATTTTTCTTATAAGGTTTATTAAACGGACGATTGTCTATTTTATTCTTTAAAATATCAATCTGCTCTCTAAGATTTGAAATTTCGTCTTTAATTTCATCGTACTTAGAACTTTCCGAATTGTTAGAATTTTCTTCCTCTCCCTCTTCAACCTTTTTATAAGTATCAAACCTAGGCTGCTCTAATTGAGAGAAACCAACAGTCTTTACAAATATAAATGGCTGATTCTCTAGTTTAAACATTACACTTGTTCCATATGCTACTGGAAAGTTAAATGCTTCATCTCTAGTTTTAACAGCTAGAACGCCACCATTTTGAATTACTGGTTGCTGCATAACTTGCTGTTGAGGTGTCATTTGAGGAGTTACTACTGGCGCTGTTGGTTGATAGCCAATAAATCCATTATTCATATTAGCCATTTTTCTTTTCCTCTACTTCATCTTCTTTTTTATACCAAAAATACATTGGTATTTCGTTACTACTGTCCCATGTATCGTAAAGATTACCGTCTACGACAGTAGCAACATGTCCTCCAAAACCGAGAACGTAAGTTCCTTTAGGATTATCTTTGCAGAAGTCACCAGCAGTATAACAATCAGGACATGTATTAGGAATAGACTCTCTATAGAATCCATTCTGCCTTAATGTTGCACCCCATACACTATCTGATGATGGCATATCACCCATAGCAATAGCATTAATATCAAGCATAACATGTGCTTTTTCCCATGTTGTTTCAAGTGCTTTTGCTACTGCTCTTACCGCACAATCTCCTACTTTTCTTCCTACAGGATTCGGATTATACTCAATCCACATTTTTGTTTACTCCTTTTTGGAATATTTTGCCGATGAGATACCTATTAAAGTACCTAAGAAGGTATCAATCACAGTAATAGTACCAACTATTTCTTCACCATAAGGAAGACCCCAAATCTTGGAAAGACCAAAATATAAGGCTCCTAATGCCGGAAGAAATACAAGTGCCACATACTTTAGAATGTCATAAACTTTGCTATTCTGAAATATCATTTTCTTTACTCCTCCTTTCAATAATGATAAGTCACCGGTAGAGAGTTGCACTCTACAAATCGGCTTGGCACCGCTCGGTGATTGATGGAATATAGTTAATGAAAAAAGAACTTAACTGCATTATAAAAATAATTAAGTTGATACTTTATGTAATGCTTATAACCTTTTACTATCTGAGCTGTATTATGGCTAAGTAAAGGATCCTTTGCAAAATATCCAGCGCAATTCTTTGTGAATGTTATGCAACCACCATCATCAGATGAACCTGCAGCACATCCAACAAAACGTGTCGGATCTATCTTATCCATATTCTTTGAATTGTATCCTGACTGAATATCATACCAATTGAAGAACTTATAGAAGTCATTCTTTCTATCATTTACAAGCATCGTTCTAACTTCTATTGAACCAAGAGACCAACCACCTACAGCTCTATGAGGTGCTGACTCTATAACCTTGGCTTTTGTCTTCTCGAGATATGTGCTGTATTTACCTTCTACATAGTATATAAGTCCTTCAGCATTATCCTGTAACCAACAAGTATTAGGCTTATTACCGTCTATAGATACAATTATACAAGGCTTTATTTCACCTTTTGCTATAAGGTTATCTATAACATACTCGAAATGAGATGTCTGGCCTTTGAACGTCCAGAACTGTCTTGCTGGATTATTTGTTCCCATCTTAAAGTAGAAAATATCATACTTCTGATTTGGGTCATATCCATAAGGTGTATAGATACAAATCTTTTTACCAGCATAAGCATCATCTGTAAGAGTTCCACCTTGCTCTATTTTATTCCAATACTCTGCTGGAATAGGAATTGAATAATCTAACATAAATATAAATCTCCTATGAAGGTAGGTTAGCTACTCTAAGTCTAAAAGCAACATCCGTTTGCTGTTCGTCATAAGTATCAAAAGTATAAGTTACACTTCCAGTTGTCCTGGTCATACTAATTGGACTTATTAATATATCATCAGCATAAAGATCTAAGAAACTGTCATCTGTAATACTATTACTCGTAAATGTTAGTGTTGTTGTTCCAGCTTCAAGAGTTCCTTCTAATATAATATTAAGATTATCAATCTCTGCCTGAAGATGTCCAGCCGCATCCGTATCAAGTTGATCTTTCATATGATCAAACCAGGTTTCAAAATCTGCTTGCCACTGAGAATATAAATAATCTACCCCATTAACTTGAAGAATACCAGTTACAAAAGGACAACCTTCTTCCTCAAGTCCTACAACATTCTCAATATCGGTCGATGTTATAGAAGAAGCATTAGCTGCAACTGTAATATAAGCTAATGGATACTGATGCACTAATTCTGTATTAATTAATGTTGGTCTCTGAGGATCTGAAGCTGCTGTTCCATCAACCATTTTAATACTATTAGCTCTTATTTCCGATTGTTCATTTACCTCAATTATAACAGCATCAATTCTAGAATATAAAGGATTTGAATCTGTAACTGTGAGAGAATAGTTTGTATCATTTAATGTCCATGTACCATTAAACCAAGCTCTACCAGAACCAACTAAAATATCCATTCCTTCATTTGGAGTTACGGCAAATAAATCTCCAATATTCTGGAATACACCATCATTAATGACACCATCAAATATCCTACTCATTTGTCTGGCATCATATACTCTATCATGGTTAACACTGTTAAAAAATCCATATGTTAAAGCCATTTTGCCTTACCTCCATTAAATTCTAATATTCAAATACTTAGGAACTGCATGCGTAACATTCGATTCCAAATATAAATTGTCAGTTAAATAACCATTAGACTTTGTAAACACTATATCAATCTTATTCCAACCAGTATAAAGATTGAGAATAACTGAAGTTGTTGTGGCATTTACTGTGCTTAAAAGGACATTATTCAAATATAAATTACCCTTATTACCAATTTTAATTCCAGTAGTTATAGACATGTCATCGGTAACATATACATACTGTGTTAAACGACAAGTATAATTTGTAGCTGGCTCTTTCCATAAATTTGAAAGTGTCTGAGTCTGTATTTGGTCATATGAATAATACCGTTCCAATAATGGTTCATTTTCATCGCACCAAGTATTAGTAGGATATGTTTCATCCGTATCCAATTCAAATACTTGAACTAAGAAACAATTTTCGTTTCTATACCTATCAGTGCTATACTCATCATATCCAAATGTAGGATAAAACTTCATTTCATCATTTGAATAACTGTAAATATATTCGATGATTCTTGGTTCGGAATTGTTTCCATAGTCATCTGAAACCTCAACAATATCACCAATATAGTAATCTCTGTCGTAAGTAAATAATGTATCAGTTATTTCGCCTTCAAATGATTCTGTTATAATATGCGACGATAAGTCTTCCAAACCTTTCTGGAAAAGCTGATACATGTATTCTTCAGCAGTTATTCCACCGCCAGAGTTTGTACTTGTGGCATGGCAATCTGTAAATGATTCTCGTCTCTCCAACCCAGAACCTGTTCCAGAATCAATAGACACGCCAACCATTACTCTATCGTCGCCTTCTCCTTCGCCACCGACAATTGTAACAGTTTTAAAATCTCTTTTACTTGAAATATAATCACTGTTGATAAGATTGTCGAAATGATTACTAAACACAACTGAAGGATACTCTATCTGATTGTATGTCCTATCAGTTCCATAATATAACTTAAACACAAATTGGTTTTCATCATTTAGCGTGATTTTAAAACCAACACCCATAGACTTACAAATATCAACTAATGCTTCATATAAGTTTTCGCCATTATACTGAGTTATTAAGAATAAACTTAGTATCTCTATATCAGTCGATTCTTCAAATATAAAGTTTTCAATCTTCCTTGTTTCATCTAATGGATTAATAACATTATTCATTAGAATCTTTTTTATACCATTTTGAAGATTATCGTCAACATTTGTCTGTCCAAAAATTATTCGCCTGTCAAGTATTGATTCGAGAGACCTACCAGTTACTATAAGCTTATTTCCTTCTTCTGGATCAGTCTTAATCTCGATTGCCTCTATAATCATGACATGCTCTGATTCTTTACACCACAAATAATAATCAAGTTTTAATATTTGTAGCATTTCTACGGTAGCTGCAGTATAAATCTCGAAATCTCCAGCCTCGTAATAACGATCAGTCCATATCAAAGACTCAAATTTGTCTATTACAGAGACTGCTCTAAATTCCGTATCTAATACTAAAACTTCCATTTAAATACCCTCGAATAGAACCTTGTTATAAATTTCTAACTGTAAAGCTGCTGCGTCACCTTCAAAGTCATATGCAAAAGCATTATCGCCATAATTAAGAACAAACCAATCGGCATCTCTATTTATTGCATTAAGAATATTATATGTAATACCATTTCTTAAAAGAGTCGCTTTCTTCTGTCCTTTAATTGTACAAATTTCAATATCATCTCCATTTATAACATAATCACCTGTTATAGACTTGATTATTTCGGAATCTAAATCTATTTCTCCTCGGTCATTAATCTTATAAATTTTAATGTCACTTGCACTTGATAATGCGTGAAGTTTTATGTTAATTCCAGTTTCGGCATTTCCCTCATAGTAAATATTTTGTATCCTATCAAATACTAATTCACCAAATTCAATTGTTGGAGTATATTGATAAGATCCTGGATACAAACTTGAACTTGGATACAAATCCTGACTAGGAATTGGAGTATTTGTCAAATCTATTCCTTCATTCGAGAATGGAAATTCAAAACTAGGAATTATTGAAGTAAAGTATGTTGTCTGATCCTGAAGAGCATAAAAATATGGGTCAGGACATATAATACTTATTTGTGATTTTACTTTCTTGTTAAATATGTCAGGATCATTAGATTCTACATATCCTTCTATCTTAACTTTTCTGAGCTCTGTTTCAAACTCTAAAGTAATTTTCTTCTTTAATGGAAAATATAAATAACTAATCTGTCTCGCTTCCTCTACTGTTTCATGAAACAGATAGTAAATTTCAATTACAATATTTCTTTCAGGCCTTTTAGCCATATTGAATATTGAGCCATCGGCAGTGGCCAATTCAGTTGTATTAATCGTTGCCTTACCTGGTCCAAGCCCTGTTATGCTTGTAATAGCCAGACCCGTAAGCTCGGGCCTAGCTAATTCAAGCTTTAAGCTTTTTCCAAGGTGGTTTGTAACTGTTACTGAGTTAATCATGCTCCGCCACCAACCATTCCTTTCATAAATGCGAACTGATTACTTGTCTGACGATAAATATCAATTCGTGATAAAGCTTTAGGAGAGTAATTGTTCTGTATAAACTGGTAAGTCTGGGGATTCGTTCCAGCAGTCTCTGCAGAATTACCTCCATTTTGATTATTTTTGTTGTCGTTCGAACCTGTAGTAATTGATGATGCTAATTGAAGCATACGGTTATTACCTCCAAGCATTGAACTAATTGAACTTGCATCTCTCTGAAGATTTGTCAAATCTAATACTGGTGTAATTACCGGATTAAATTCATCGTTCTCTGAGAGTTCATCTGATAGGTCTTTAAGTACATCTAACATTGTATTTAGAGTACTTCTTCCCAACTTTTCTGAAGCATTATTTACCTGTCCGGCAAATCCATCGATACCTTTTACAAAACCTTCATCGAAATATTTACCTACTTCATACATTTCTTTTGAAGGTGAAGCGATTCCCAATGCATCCTTAATAGCAGCCAAAGCTCCATCTGCAAGATCAGTAATTGAATCCCATAAGTTCTGAGCCCATTCGACTATACCATCTATAATACCCTGAACTATGTTGTGTCCAACTTCTACTAAATCTCCGAAGAATCCTGATATAGCATCTATAGCACCAGTAATTAAATCGCCAGCACTTGTTGCTATTGATGTCGCCATGCTTACAATACCATTCTTCAACTTAATTATTAATGTCTTACCATAAGTTAAGAATCTGCTAAAGAATCCTGCTACTGTACTTGCAGCTGTTGATATGATTTCCCATACTGCAGCCGCTACATTGCTAATTCCTTCAAGTAAACCTGTAACTAAATAAGCTATTAATTCTGCACCAACTGATATAAGATCAACACCAAGGTCAATAATATTAGTTACTATTGCTGTTATTAGATGCATAATTGCTTCTCTTAACTCCGGTCCTCTTTCCTCTATAGCTGTTGCTAATCCATCGATGAATGTTACTATCATTTCAAAAGCAGCGTCGATCACACCAACTAATGCTGATGCTATACCCACTAAGAAACTTCTAACAACTTCTACACCTGCTTCCACTATCTGAGGTATTGCAGATGCTATTCCTCCTAATATTCCGGTTATAATATCAACAGCTGACTGTATGAATAATGGAATATAAGTAGCTACTGTTGCTATTAATGTTAATAACAAATCACCTACTAAATCAACTATTTCTGGTATGTATTCTCTAAGGAATGCTAAAAATTCGTCAAGGAATATTCCCAAAGTATCAAATATAAGTGGCACATTTTCGTTTATTAACTCTAATAATCCACTTATTAAAAGTCCAATAACAGTTAACACCGGTGGAATAAAGTTTATCAAAAGCTCTAAGAAAGAACCTAATAATTCACTAAGTAATTCCATCAGTGGTTTTATAACTATTTTGAATGAACCTATTAAACTCGCTACTGCAACTGCTAAACCGCTTGCTATTGTTGGTAATAGATTAATTATACCAAGTATAAGAACCTCTATCGAAGCTAATATTGCTACTACGCTTCCTGTAGTTAATGTTGCTAGTATTGTTAATCCTGCTGATAATGCCGCTACACCAATACCAAATAATGCTACTGCCGCTCCAACTGCTGCAAATGCTCCTGCTAAAGCTAATATTCCAGGAATTATAGGCATTATAGCTGAACCGGCTACTGCTAATATAAGTATTACTCCAGCCATTAAACTTAATGACTTAACCAGGCTGCCAAATGGCATAGAACCTAATATTAATAATTCTGGAACTAATATAGCAAATGCTAATCCTAGCATCATCATTGCTCCTGCTAAAGCTAATACTCCAGCTGGATTAACCATATTAGTTGATAATAATGCCATTAATGTTGTTATAGAACCTATTGCCACTAGACCATTGGTTATATCGGCACCTTCTAATACTCTCATAGCTGCCGCTAATATCAGCATACCGGTTCCTAGTAATATCATCGAGCCACTTAAAGCTACTATACCAGCAGTTTCTTCACCAACTAGTTTTCCCATCTTACCCATTATAAATAATGTT